CTAGAGCCATATAAATAGCTCTAGCCTGTGTATTTAACCGATTCTAACAAGCACGCTTGTAGCACCGGTTTCTGAGACCTTGACTACATATCCAAGCGGAGTATCCGTGGATGTAATAGTAACGCCCTCAGTCAGCTTGAAGTACACGTCTTGTCCAACCTTAAGTGGACTGGTTAATGCCTTACAGGGAATTTCAAATACTCCAACTACATGGACACTCCCTGTCTCCCCTACCTTAATGGGGCATCCGGCAACGCCAATATGTTTTTCCATCACCACAATGTCACCGGCTTCAATAGTTTCTGTTCCGTTGTTGGTGTAGTCTAAGCTTTCGCCTTTCTGCTTATAAATTGCTTTCATCCTTTACCTCCTTACACAATCTTCACACCGTCATTTCTAACGATTCCTCGGTAGTCCTTAACATGGATTCCTGCATCAAGATACACATCCCAGATGAATCCAAGCTGTCCTGCTGTCTCCATTCTACGGATAGTCGGCTCTTGCTTTCCGTTAAGGAAATTAACACCTACAGAGCCTGCCGTG